TGAAGGGGGCGAAACTTTCCGCTCTCCCCACGTTTCCGCAGGTCAGAGGCATGTTTGCCCCCATCGCGCGCGCGAGCACCTAACCATGCTAAGGCTTACCTAACTTTGATTGGAAGGATAACGTTATGAGTGAATCAAACGACCCCGCTTTTGACGGCGCGGGTATCTTAGAAGGTGCGGTACTGCGTGCCGTCCAAGCTGCGGGGCTTGACCGTAACGGCAAGTTCGGCGCTGCGATTGAAATGAGCCTAACGTACGCTCGCCAAATCGACATGGTACCCGTGGACGACGGGCAGGCGCGCACTAAGGTTCTTTATCTTGGGCCTCACTTTACCAACTCGTTGCATACGCTAGGACTAACCCCTCGAGGTGAAGCTGAGATTACTAAGATCCTCGAGCAGACCAAGCTTGACGTAGCTCGAGCGCGTGTCATGGACGTTAAGGCTGAGGGTACTCAGGTCAAGGCACCCGTCAACGCCGGGGCACCGTCCGCGCCACCCGCTCGCGGTGGAATCACCGATATTCGGAATCGACGTAATGGAACGGGACGGTAAGCTCTACGGTGACACCGAGCCAAGGATCTTTACGCCTCCCCTCGCGGAGCTTACGCGTGAAAATTCCCTAGGTTTCGAGGTCATCGACTTCGCCCGTGAGATTCTAGGTATCGAGCTGAGGCCGTGGCAGGAATGGTTTTTCATTCACGCCCTCGAGCTAGACCCTGAAAAGAATTACGAGGATTTCCGGTTTCGCCAACTCGTCCTATTGGTCGGTAGGCAGAACGGTAAGACTCTGGTCATGGTCATTCTTGGACTATGGAAACTCTTTATCGACGGGTGCTCGGAGATTGTCACCGCAGCGCAGGATCTATCCGTTGCAGAAGCCACCTTATCTAATGCTTTCATGCTCGCTAAGGCTAACCCCGATCTTAATCAGTGGTTGCCGTGGCGTATGGAGCGGGGCGAGATGGTACCGTTCATGCGTACCGCGAACGGCTCGAACCAAATAGAGCTAGCGTACGCGCCGGTGCCTGAGGCGCTGGATGTGTTCGGGGCTATGCCTAAGTGGTTCGTCGTGGCAACTAACCGAGGCGGTGGACGTTCCCACTCTGCGGAACTTGCCATGCTCGACGAGCTGCGCGAGCACACGGACTTCCAAAGCTGGGGCGCTATCACCCCGGCGGTGGCTGAGCGCCCACGTAACCAAGTCTACGGCTTCTCTAACGCGGGCGACGAAAAATCTGTCGTGCTGCGTAAGCAACGCAACATCTGCTTGAAAGAGATTTCCGACGGTATTACCGATCAATCGCAGCTTGCTATTTTCGAGTGGAGCGCGCCTGAGGAGTGTAGTATTTTCGACCGCGACGGGTGGGCAGCTGCTAACCCGTCCTTGGGGTACGGTAACCGCGACGAAAAAACTATGCTATCCCTCGCCCGCGCTGCGCTCGATCCTGAGGACGACGAGGCGGACGAGAACCTATTTCGTATCGAGTATCTTTGCCAATGGGTTAAGACTCTCGAGCAAGGTAAAGTCAAGCGCGATACGTGGGACGCTCTTAAAGATAGCGACTCGCGCCGGGACGAGGACGCGCCTATTGAGGTCGCCGTAGACGTGGACGTAGACGGCCGATCGACCTCAATCACTATCGCATCCTACCGCGAGGACGGTCACGTACACCTAGAGACGGTTGCGCACCGTACCGGTTACCACTGGGTTACCGAGTGGCTGCGCGCCCGTCTTACGACGTGGTTCTCTGGAACGGTCGGTATTCAGGTCAAGGGCTCACCGTCCGCAGACCTCGCTAACCTACTTGAGAAGGACGGCGATTTTACCGTGAGGCCGTGGCAAGGTTCCGATATGTCTGGATCCACTACAGCCTTCTATGCGAGTATCCAAGCCGGGGAGGTACGGCACCTTGGGCAACCTATCTTGGACGAGGCAGCGGTCGGTATCCGTGAGCGTCGAGTAGGCGATATTTTTATCTGGGATAGGGATAAATCAACCGCCCCGGCTTCTGCTTTTGTATCTGCCAATATTGCTTGGTGGATGCTCAAACATCCGCAGGATCTACCCGTAAGCGCTTACTCAAGCGAGGATTACGCCCCGGTCACAACGCCGGGTGAAGATGTAGACCGTGAGCCATCACATATGACAATGTACGACTATTAGGAGGTGAGCGTGTGGGATTTCTACAAAAACTAGGGCTCGCCCCTAGTGTTGTCGCCACCCCTGAGCCTATAGAGCTGGTTGGGCCGATCTTTGAATCGCTCAAGCTGAGCACTAAGAATATGACCGTCGAGCAAATTTGGGAGGATCAACCCCACCTAAGAACCGTCACGACGTTTATCGCGCGTAACGTAGCGTCTCTACAGTTGCAGGCGTTTGAGCGTGTGGAAGATGGGGGCCGTGAGCGTGTCCGTGAGGGTCACCTCGCCCGCGTGTGTAAGCTCGCCAACTCGGATATGACGATGTACGACTTGCTCGAACGCACCATGTTCGATCTATGTCTTTACGACGAGTTCTTTTGGCTACTCCCCGGCGACCTGGGCGTAGATACGCCGACGCTCGACATTCGGCCTATTCCGGTGTCGTGGGTACAAAGGCGCGCCTATAAGGACGGCTGGGGGTCGCTAGACTATATCATTATCGAGTCTGGCGACAACGACGGGCGCTCGGTAAAGGTGCCCGGCGAGCGTGTCATTCACCGACACGGATACAACCCTAAGACCATGAAACGGGGTAAATCACCCGTCCAGTCGCTGCGCGATATTCTCGGTGAGCAAATCGAGGCTGCGATATTCCGCGCGCAAATGTGGCGTAACGGCCCCCGCCCCGGCATGGTCATTATGCGCGATCCTGAGTCAAAGGCGGGCAAGTGGGACGCTGAATCACGTACCCGTTTCATGGCTAATCTGCGCGCGAGCTTTAGCCCTAAATCCTCGGACGTAGGCGGTACGCTACTTCTCGAGGACGGTATGAAAGCTGAGAACTTTCACACCACTTCAAAGGACGAGCAAACGGTAGAGACTACCAAGCTCTCGTTGCAGACCGTAGCGCAGGTGTACGGTATCAACCCTACTATGGTGGGCCAGCTTGACAACGCCAATTACTCAAACGTTCGTGAGTTCCGTAAGGCGCTCTACGGCGATAACCTCGGTTCTTGGATCCGTATCATTCAAGACGTTATGAATCTTTTCCTCTTGCCTCGAGTGGGTATAGATAACGAAAAGTTTTATTTTGAGTTCAACCTCGAAGAGAAGCTACGCGCTAGCTTTGAAGAGGCTGCGGAAATCAAACGCGCTGCGGTAGGCAACGTAGCGTGGATGACGATTAATGAAGTCCGCGCTATGGATAACCTGCCGTCTATTGACGGCGGAGACGATCTAGCCCGCCCTCTCAATACTGAGTTTGGGGATAGCGAGGACGCGCCGGGTGAGGAGGTGGAGACATGATTACCCTTATCTCATTCGGTTTCAAGAGGGGCGATCCACCGCCCGTGCGGGTTATCGACGCTCGAGGTTGGTTAACCCCCTACGTTCCTCAGGGTCACACCGGGCTCGAGAAGGTGATTCAAGACGTTGTTCTCGATACCGAGCTATCGGCGTTTGCTAGTGAGTGTGCCGTACAGCTCGTCAAAGCGGGGAGCTCGGTAAGCCTCGCTGTAGGGTGCAACGACGGTAAACATAGATCCGTTGCGTTCGTGGAACGGGTGGCAGCGCTTATCCGAGACGCTGGCGAACAAGTGCGCGTTGCTCACAGGGACTTGGTGACGGCATGATTCATATGATTGTAGGCCCGCCCTGCGCGGGTAAATCGAGTTTCCTCGATACGAACGTACCCCCCGGTACCCCTCGGTTTGACCTAGAAAAGATCTATACGACGGTAGCGGGTACGGACGGTGCCCGTACGGATACACAACCCGGCGTGCTCGAGGTCGTGCTGTCCATGCGACGGGGTCTAATGGGCTGGTTGCTAGACCCTGAGACACAACCCGGCGAAGTATGGGTAGTCAACGCCAACCCGTCCGAGTCCACGGTGAGCCGGTGGATTGCAGCCGGTGGCGTGTTTCACGTACTGGATCCGGGCGAAGCTGAGTGCCTAGCCCGTGCGCAGCGTGAGGGGCGACCCCCTGAGGTCGTGGACACGATCGCTGCATGGTATAAGTCCCCTCCCGTCATACCGGAGGAATACATACAGAAGGGAGGTGACCCTATGAAAATTAAGTCTATGCCGGTGTCCGTAAAAGCGGATTCGGGCGATAGTGCCGAGAACGGTACGTTTACCGCGTACGCTAGCGTATTCGGTAATAAGGATAGCTACGGCGACGTAGTTAAATCCGGTGCCTTTGCTGACACCCTTAAAGAGTGGGAGGCGAGCGGTAACGTCTTGCCGGTTCTCTACGGTCACGACTTCGCCGATCCTTTTTCTAATATCGGGTCGGTAGTCGAGGCCGAAGAGGATGACCACGGCCTCAAGATCACGGGCAAGCTAGACCTCGATAACCCTAAGGCTGCGCAGGTTTACAAGCTGCTGAAAGAGAAGCGCCTTTCCCAAATGTCATTTGCGTTCGACGTGCTCAAAGGCGCGTGGGTCGATGACGAGGAGGAGGGCGATTACTACAGTATCGACAAGGTGAAGCTCTACGAGGTCTCGGTCGTACCGATCGGAGCCAACCAAGAAACTGAGATTCTGGCGGTAAAAGCCGGGACTCATAACACCCCGGCGCGTCCCAAAGACGGCACGCCGGATTTTGTAAATGCTAATCGCATAGCCATTCTAAAAATGGAATTGGCTCTAGCCCTTGAGGAGGGTACCCATGAAGCCTAATAACCTTAAAGAAGCTCTTGATCTTTTCCAGAAGATGGTCAAGGAGGCGGGCGACGCGCCTACCAATGCGCAGGTAGCCGAGATTGCCGAAGTAAAGTCTATGGTCGAGCAGTTTAAGGCGGACGAGGACGCTAAGCGTGAGCGTGCTAAGTCTGTTAAGGCTAATCAGGACTTTTTGCGCGAGCTGCAGGAGGCTACTGCGGGTAGCGTGGATTCTGAGAAGTCCGGTGAGCTTACCCGTAAGGGCGAGGGCTACAAGTCTATCGGCGAGTTCTTCGCTAAGCGTGCTGGTGACCAGATTAAGCAGCAGGCCGGGGGCGCGCAGCTTAACTATTCTGTTGGCGAGTACGTGGCACCGCGTGTTAAGGCAGCCTCGGATCCAGCTTCTACGGCTACCCTGACCGACGAGTTCCAAGGCGGGTACGGTACCACTTGGAACCGTAACATTATCTACCGTCGTCGTGAGAAGCTTGTCGTGGCTGACCTCATGGACAACCTGACCATGACTAACACCACTATTAAGTACCTCATGGAGAAGGCTAACCGTGTGGTTGAGGGCGGTTTTAAGACCGTCGCCGAGGGTGGTAAGAAGCCGTACATGCGTTTCGCGGACTTCGATATTGTCACCGAGTCTCTGTCTAAGATCGCTGGCTTGACTAAGATCACCGACGAGATGATCGAGGACTACGATTTCCTTGTCTCGTACATTAACGCGCGCTTGCTTGAAGAGCTTGCTATCGAGGAGGAGCGTCAACTTCTTCTTGGTGACGGTACCGGTAACAACCTTACCGGCTTGCTCAAGCGTGATGGTATCCAGACTCTCGCCGTATCCAACAAGGACGAGTTGGCGGACTCTATTTACAAGGCCATGACCAATATTTCATTGGCTACCCCGTTCCAAGCGGACGCGCTGGTTATTAACCCGCTCGACTATCAGGAGCTACGCCTCGCTAAGGACGCTAACGGCCAGTACTACGGCGGTGGCGTGTTCCAAGGCCAGTATGGTTCCGGCGGTATCATGCTTGACCCGGCACCTTGGGGACTGCGTACCGTACAGTCTCAGGTTGTCCCTGTTGGTAAGCCTGTTGTTGGTGCGTTCCGTTCCGCAGCGTCCGTGCTGCGTAAGGGCGGTGTCCGTATTGACTCTACTAACACCAACGTGGACGATTTCGAGAACAACCTCATTACCGTTCGTGCTGAGGAGCGCGTCGGTCTTATGGTTACTTTCCCTGAGGCTATTGTTCAGCTCGACGTTGCTGAGGTTGTGACCCCATAATGAGTGCACAGGATAAGGCGCGCTACCGCGTGACCCTACCCGGTAGCTCTCACTCGGTCGTCATGCAATTTAGTAGCGACGACGAGGCCAAGAAGCGATACCCCGGCGCGGTTCGTGTTGCTGCGCCGGGTGTGGGGGACGTGCCAACTAAGGCACGTTCCGCGCGTGGTACACGCGGTTCCAAGACTCAGACTAAGGAGTAGCTATGCAGCCACCTCACGGGCTTACGCCTGAGATTTTGCGTACGTACCCCGGCGGGCACCTCTTGAGTAAGGATCTTACTCAGGAGCACGTGGACGCGGTGGTAGCTACGGTGCGTAAATTGTGCGGGTGGCATGTGTTCCCGGTTGCTACTACCGAGTACTCGTTTCCGTGGCGTGGGGATCCTGAGTTTCTTGTCCCTACTAAGCGACTGGTCTCGGTAGAGAGTGTTACCTGTGGTGATTTGTCAATCCCTAATGAGGATATAGTTTTCTATCCTTACGGTGAGGTAAATCTACTTCGGCGGGTGCATGGTACGCCGTGGCGCGTCGCTCGCCCTATGACCGTCACCATGACTCACGGATACGAGGACGCGCCGGGGCTGGTGGGCGTTATCGCTCAAATGCTCACGCGTGCTTTTACTTCAACGGGTGGCGGTGACGGGAATCTTACCGTTGGCAATATGTCGTATGGTTTGAGTACGGGTATTACGCCGAAGTCGTCGGAATGGCTCATTATTGACCAGTACCGGCTACATCCGGTATAGGAGGTGTGCGCATGACGGTTATTTTCGTTAACGCGGTTACCGTGTTGCGTGCTCGAGAAGTGGGGTCGGTCTATTCCTCGGAAAAGACGTTAACGTGGGATGACCCGGTAAGGATTGACGTACCGTTCTTGGTTAGTGTCCAACCTCGAGGTAGTACCGAGGGCGGTACGGATCGCCCTACAGTCGTGTCCGCGTGGTGGATGTGTACCCCGCCCGGTACGGATCTTGACCTACGGCCTGAGGATCGGGTCGAGCTTGCTACGGGTCTACAGCTCGAGGTCGTGGGGCAACCGCTGCGGTGGCCGGATCCTGTCAACCAAGACCAGGTACACCACGTGGAAGCTAACTTGGAGGTGGTCGATGGCTAGGCATCCTAAGGTATCCGAGCAATTGTGGCGTAAGACTAACAAGAAGAGTGGCGTAGGGCTGGCGCTCACTAAGGCTGCGGAGCGTACCGCTGCGCGTGCTACGGCTATATCGCGGGCTAACGGCGGTAAGGCAACGTACCACACGCGGGACGTTATACGGCCGGGTGGTCGTCGTGCTGTTGACGTGGTTTCTTCGGACGCTGCGGAAGAGCGCGGTACCGAGGAGGTTCGCCGTATCAATGCGTTACGGCGTGCTGCGCGGGGTGAGTTGCCGTGACCGACGTTTACCGTGAGTTGGTTAAGCAACTCAGTAACGCTGGGCAGGTGGTGTATGTCGAGGTTCCTCATAACGCCCCGCTCGACAAGCTACCGTGCATTGATCTACAACCGGCCGGGCCTGGATCCAACCTAGGCGCGTTTAACGCACTAGGCGGGGATCTTGTGGACGTGGACGTAGATTTTTATGCCCCTGTGGATTATTTCAATAGCGGTACGGCGTATGAGCACGCTAGCGCTATCCGTTCGTTCCTATCCAAGATACGGCTACCCGGCTTTAACGTGGTAGCCGTCACTTATCCTATTTCCTTGCCTGACCGTAACCCTCGGATACGACGGCTAGGAATGACGGCTACCGTAGCCGTCAAACACACATAGACTAGGAGATTCGTTGTGAGCAACGACTATATTGACTACACTGACCCGGCGTTTGCTGCGGAGCTATCGCGCCTCGGTGTAACCGGCACGGCGAACTACGCGCCGTACGGCACCGCACTACCCGCGCCTCACTCACTCGAGCGCTTGACTGTGCCATACGCTAACCTTGGCTGGTTTGCGGACTCAGGCATTGTCGAGACGTTGAACGAGGAATCTAACTCGTTTACCCCGTTGCAGGCGGTAGGCCCTATTCGATCCGCTGTTAGCTCTCGCGAGTTGACTTTTCAGATGACCTTGTGGTCTATCGGCGGTCTCGCTAACGCGCTGTACTACGGTACCCCCGAAGAGGATATGGAGTACAACGAGGCTACCGGCACTACCGAGTGGGAAGAGGCGGGAGCTACCCCTGATTTCCGCTTTGTCATGCCTATCGACATCTTGGAGGGCACCAAGCACCGACGCTACCTGTTGCCCGCTGCATCGGTTATCGAGCGCGGAGCTATCACTCACACCAAGACCGAGATGACCGGCTACGACCTCACTATTCGAGCCAACCTCGATAACAAGGTGGGTTATGCAATTAAGCGCACCTTTAAAGAGGGCTGGAAGCCGGGCACCGCTGGCACTATTTTGTCTACCGAGGTACCTTCTCTCGGTGACTGGTCACAGGATATTAACAGCAACGCGGATACTCGTACCTTTGCGTTCGCGCTGACCGGTGCCACTGGCGGTACGTATGATCTGCGTATTGGCTCGGTTACTGCGCGCGGTCTTGCTACCGACGTATCCGGCGCGACCGTCCAAACTATTTTGCGCTCACAGGGTCTTAGCGAGGCTACCGTTACCGGTGCCGACGCTGTAGCGGGCTTGACCATTAAGAAGGTTCCCGCTGTACCGAGCGTGGACGCGTCTAACGTGACCGGCGGTACGTTCCCTAAGACCGTCACCGTTACGGGCTAATCCCCTACGGGGCTGGGAGTTCTGTGGTAGGTCGCCCGGCCCCGCTTTGACTTTTCCCCTTCTGACCTACCACCATTTTTGAAAGGACTTACCGCAATGGCTACCAATGCCAAGAAAACTAACCCGTCCACTCAGAATATCGACCTCGACGAGATTCTCGCTAAGCGCAAAGAAGCGACGGGATCATACAATACATTCCCGTTCGACCTATTCGGTAAGACATGGACATGCGTAGCGCCTGACCTCGGAGACGACGAGCACAAGGCGCGTCTCGCTCAGTTGCAGGCGGACGGCGAGGATGGTCTGCTTTCCGAGCACGACGCTGCGATCGAGTTCGTGGACTTGTGGCTAGGCGAAGAACAGGCCGAAGAGTGGCGTAAAGAGTGCGCTAAGGTAGGTATTTCTTCTACCTGGCCTATCCGTGAGGCGCTACGTATTTACGCGGAGCGTGTGTCTGAAAACCCTACCCAGGCGCGGTACTCTTCCAACCGCGCGCAACGGAGGCAGCGCTAAGCGCTCAATATGGCGGGGATCCCCTCGGTGATTGGTTCCGGGGGGAAATCACCACTCGACGGCTCGAGGTACTTATCGAGGGATTGCCCCCCGATAACGCTATTACCCGCGCCCTTAATGACGGTAAATCTTGGACTATGGATAACGCTATTGCTTGGACGGCGCTAGGCAAGCTTACCGAGATTGAGAAATATTGGCGTGCTCGCCTCAATATTAAGACCCGTCCTGAGAAGTGGCCTGAGACACCGTGGGATCAAAACACGGGGTCTGGCAAGGTCAAGCGACACGGACAAGTTGCCGAAGAAGATAGGCAAGACGCGGTGGATTATCTACTCACGATGATACCGCTACCAGCATAGGAGGTGCCTCATGGCGCAAGACAACGACGCTGTATTCGTGCCGGTACTCCCGGCCTTTGACAAGTTCTTTCCGCAGCTTAGCGCTGAGTCAAAGAAAAGCGGTGAGCGCGCGGGCGCGGATCTTGCTAGCGCCATGGGTAAAGGTGTTGAGCGCGCGGGTACCCTAGCTGAAAAAGCCGGGGATCAAATGAAGCGCGCTCAAGACCGAGCTGCAGACGCTGCGGACTCCCTACGGCAGAAGAACCTCGCGCTCGAGGCCGTTATGAGTAAAGAGAGCGCTACCGCTCTCGAGATTGCTCGAGCTACCGACGCGGTAACTAAGGCCTCGCGCGCTAAGGAAACTGCGGACGATCTGGCAGCGCGTGCCGTCAAAAAGCACGCTAGTGCACAAGAGGACTACCAAAAAGTACTTGACGAGACTAACGACGCTGTAGAGCTAGGTACGTCCCACCTAGACGAGTACTCGTCCGGTCTCGAGGGTGTCGGCGGGTCTATCAAGAATATGATAGGAGCTGCAGCCGGTATCGGGTCTATTGGCGCTGCGATCGGCGCTGCAATGGACGTATCCGGTGCCACAAATAAAATTAATAACCAACTCGGTTTAACCGGCGACGTAGCTCGACAAACCGGCGACGATATTCGTAGCGTCCTGTCCTCAGGTATGGCAAGCGGGGCTGATGAAGCTGCGGAAGCTATCGGCGCGCTTAATTCACAATTTAAGTATTTAGGTTCCGAGGGCGAGCAAACCGCAGCGGATCTAGCCGATAATTTCCTAGGCTTCTCACGTACTTTTGACGTTGACCTCGCCGAAGCAACTCAGACGGCCGGGCAACTTATCCTTAACGGGCTTGCCACCGACGTAGAAGACGCAGCCGATCTTATGGTTACGGCTATGCAACGCGTCCCCGCTCAGATGCGCGACGAGCTACCGGAAATCATTAACGAGTACGGTACCAACTTTGCTAACCTTGGGTTCTCAGGTGAGGAGGCGTTTAGCCTACTTGTAGCACAAGCGGAGAAGGGCAAGTGGGCGCTCGACAAGACCGGCGACGCGCTCAAGGAGTTTACTATCCGAGGCTCGGACATGTCCAAAACTTCCGTAGAAGCCTACGAAGCGCTTGGACTATCGGCCGAGGATATGTCTAACGCTATCGCCGTAGGTGGAGAAGGTGCCCGCGACGCTTTGCAGTCCGTAGCTACCGAGCTGCTTAACATGGAGAACCCACAAGAGCGCGCTAATACCGCTATCGCCTTGTTTGGTACTCAGCTCGAGGATCTAGGTATTGACCAGATTCCCGGCTTCTTGGAAGGTCTCACAGGCGCTCAAGACGGCATGGAAGGATTCGAGGGCGCGTCCCAGGGTCTCGCCGATACTATGTCCAACTCACTGCAGGGGCGACTCGATAAAGTCAAGGGCACCGCTATGTCGCTTGCCTCGGACGGGTTCATGCGGGCGTGGGATATGGGCGAGAGACTAGCAACGTGGGCGCGTGAGTCTCAAGCGTGGCTTATCCCCCTCGGTGTCGGTATCGGGGCGGTGGCAGCCGGTCTAGCTGCAGCTGCTATCCAGCAAAAAATCCTTGCTGCGGGCGGTCTTATCGGGTGGCTCTCTAAGGCCACCTCAGGGACGATCTTGTTTAACGCTGCGCTATGGGCTAACCCGGTGACGTGGATCGTGGCCGGTATCGCTGCGCTTGTCGCGGGTCTTGTCCTGTTCTTCACTAAGACCGAGACGGGGCGTAAAGCGTGGGATACATTCACCACCGCTCTAGGCGACGGCTGGGACTGGTTCACCGACAAGCTCTCTAAAGGCTGGGCGTGGGTAGACGAGAACGTCTGGACACCGTTTCTAGGATTCCTCGATACCGCTCGCGATACCTGGGGAATTGTCTGGGGTGGTATTAACGACGCGTGGACGAGTTTTACAGACGGTATTAAATCAGGCTGGGAAAACTATATTAAGCCCGCGTGGGACGCTATCGTGTCTGCAGGGCAGCTCATGGCTACGATCCTCGGTACTATCGTCCTCGCCCCTATCTTGCTAGCGTGGAACGTCCTTAGTGCCGGTATTCAATGGGGATGGGAAAACCTCATTAAGCCCGCGTGGGACGCTATCGTATCCGCTGCGCAATGGATGTGGAATAACGTACTCAAACCTACGTTCGACTTTATCCGGTTGGCGTGGATGGTACTTGTCGAGGGCATGAAGTGGGGTTGGGAGAACCTACTCAAGCCCGCGTGGGACGCGCTGCAAACGGCTGCTATGTGGCTATGGAATAGTGTTCTCATGCCTGTTTTTGGGTTCATAAAGGCCGGGTGGGATACCCTACTTAACGGCATGAAGTGGGCATGGGAGAACATACTCAAGCCCACATGGGACGCGGTATCTAACGCCCTTAACTGGCTCTGGTCAAACACGGTATCACCTGTGCTATCTTGGATAGGCGATAAGTGGCAGGCTATGGGCGACGGCATGAAACGAGTCTGGGAATGGGTAGACTCGAACGTCCTTGTACCCTTCCGTAACGGCCTCGACGTGCTCAAAGGTTGGTTCGATACCACCGTGGACGCTATCGGCCGAGGCTGGAATCGGATTAAGGATCTTGTTAAAGAACCGATTTCGTTCGTCGTTAATACGGTCTACAACAAAGGTATCAAACCTGCTTGGGATGCCGTGGCCGGGTTCGTTGGCATGGACGATAAGAAGCTACCGGATATTGCTTTCGCGTCCGGTGGTGTCCTACCGGGGTACTCCCCCGGCGTTGACAACTACACTTTTGTCGATCCACAAACCGGATTCACCCTAGGTCTTGGTGGCGGTGAAGCTATCATGCGCCCCGAGTTCGTGCGCGCCGTAGGCGGTGCCCCCGCTATCGACGCGTTGAACAAGGTTGCGAAGAACGGCGGTATATCCGGTGTCTCAAAGGCACTCGGACAAGGTGCTCAATTCGCCGATGGTGGCGTACTCGATAAGCGAGTACAGCAAACTATGGCAGCGCTTGCACCTGAGCACGGCAAGCCGTACCAATGGGGCGGTGTCGGTAACCCGTCGTGGGATTGTTCCGGTCTTTGGTCGGGTATTACTCAGTCCCTCGGTGGCGGTAACCTCTTCGGCGGGCGTATCTTTAACACCGTCTCACTCATGAACAACCCCGGCGCGTTTGGCTATACGCCGGGCTTGTCTGGTCGTGTGACGGTCGGCGTGTCCGCTGACCACATGGCCGGTACGATTGACGGTACTAATATCGAGTCCGCGTCTATGCCTAAGGGTGTGCAGATTGGCGGTAGTGCGTGGGGATCCGATAACGGGTACTTTACTAATACGTACACCTTGACCGAGCTACTTGGTAACTTTGTGTCCGGTGGTAATGGTGGCGGTGGTGGTAACCCTATCGGCCGTCTTGCTAAGGCTGCGTGGGATAAGGTCATGAGCCTTGTTCCTGAGACACCAAGCTACCCCGGCGTTATCGGTGAGTGGCCGGGTAAGGCTCGCTCGACGTTCGTCGATACTCTCTGGAACTGGGTTAAATCCAAGCTACCGTTTGGTGGCGGTGAGACGGGTGTTCAGGGTGGCGTTGCTGCGGGTGTCGAACAGTGGCGCGATTTGGTTAACCGTGTGTTGGCTGCTAAGGGCTTTGATACGTCTATGGCCGATACCGTTCTACGTCGTATGAACCAAGAATCCGGTGGTAACCCCGCTGCGGTTAACAATTGGGATATTAACGCGGTGAACGGTACCCCGTCTAAGGGTCTTATGCAGGTTATTGACCCTACGTTTGCAGCGCACAAGGACGCGGGATATGACGATATTTGGGATCCAGAATCTAATATTCGCGCGTCCATGAACTACGCAATTAACCGCTACGGTTCGTTGTCCGCTGCGTATGACCGAGCCGGGGGATACCATGACGGCGGGCTTGCACCTGCGGGTCAAGGTCTGCTTAAAAAGACCGCGCTCGAGCCTGAGATGGTTCTTAACCCGGCTATGACTCAAGCGTTCATTGATTGGATGGGCGCGCTCTTGGCAAACGGGAACGGTATTGACACGCGTACTGTCGCCAACGAGTTTGTGTCCGCTTTTGAGGGCGGGGACTTTGGAGTTGGCGAGCTTACCCGTGCGCTAGGCGGTAACGGTGCGATTGCTCAAGCCGTTATTGACGGTACGGCGACAATGGGGCGTGCGTACCGTGGGTTCACGGCGTGGGCTTCTGAAAATGAGGATCACGGGCGTATGGGTACGCCTGAGGAATGGGCACGTCATTTCGGGGCTGCAGCCGTCCAAGAGCTAGGCGGTAACGCCCTTGGTCTTGTCGGTCTCGACGGTATCGCGGATATTACGCTCTCTGATTCCACCGTGAATCTGCTTAATACCGCAGCGGATACGCTTAACGGTCTGGCAAACGCCGGGGAGCTTCAACTGCCCGGTGGTTTCCGCTTTGGTCACGCGTGGGCGGATATGGCGCAGCCTGTCTCCCTTCTTGACGATAACGGGCGTGTGGCTAAGACCGATACTCAAGCGGTATCCGAGGTGGCACAGCCTGAGGCCGTGGATACTCAAGCGGTATCCGATACGACCGAGGCTGTAGCGTCTACCCCGGCCGTGACTGGATCCGGTACCGCAGGCGGTACGTCTAGTTCCACGGGCGGTACGTCTGGTTCCACGGGTGGCACGACCTTGGTTCTCAAGGTTCCTAACGTTACCGACGAGCTGCGTGACCAGGTTAAGGCGATCAACGACAAGACTACTGACCTCGAGGTCAAGGTCGAGAAGTTGGAAGAGGATCAAACCGCAGCCGTCACCGACGGCCTATCTATGATTGTGTAGGAGGATTTACATGCCAGGTTATCGCCCCTTTTGGGAGTCCCCTACGGGGGACGTGATTCACCTATCCCTAGATCCTGATTCGGATTCCGGTATCTGGATAGCGGGCTATTCCGGTATGGAGGTAGATCCTGAGTTTGCTGCGGTTGCAGCCACTAACGGCCGGGGCGTGCGCTTAACCGCGCTTACCGTCCCGGCCATGGAAGCAAGCCTTACGCTACATCTTGACCCGGTGGCAGCGGATTTAGCGGGCGTGAATGTAGCTGACCTATGGGAAAGCGTCTCGCGCGCGTTCCCACCTACTCGACAAGGCAGGCTTGTTATCACACAACGCAACGGCGACGAGCTGTACACGCCGGGGTATTGCAACAAGCCTATTGCGTGGCCCTCGTCTAAATCGCCGTATACGCCGGGCATACCGAGCGTTGAGGTGGAAGTAGGGCTGCTACTTAACGAGGGCGTGTGGTATGGCTCGCCCGTGAAGCCTGAGCCCGCTGCGGGTGGCTACGTTGCCTACCATAATCCCGGCGACCTTGACGCGTACTTAGAGCTCGAGCTGTTGCCGGGGGCTACCGCTAGGACGTTCCGCGTACGGGACAAGCCTAGCGTCGTGCTACCTACCGTCACGAGTGCTCGCACTATGTCCTTGGATCCGGGTGACGCGTTTAAGATCATTGACCCGGTGACCGGGGCACTCGATCAGACCGCGTGGACTTCTCTACGCGGGCGTACAATCCCCGGCCGTGTGCCCGCCGGTGGCACGGTCGAGGTACTTATGAGTTCGACGGTGAAAGCTACTCTCACGCCTATGTATCTATCCCCATGGAGGTGATTGTATGGTGAACTGGAAAGCTACCCGCGACCTCGCCCATAGCGACGGCGACGGCTGGGGTTATTGGCTCATGGACAAAAAGCTAGACCAACCTATAGCGGATCTTCACGGAATGGTTAGTCTTACCATGAGCGAGAAGATTAACCAAACAACCGCTATGAAGATGGTCTTACCGAGCGACCACCCGGCCGTTGACCTACTCTTACCCGTCGATGATATAGACGAGGCTGACCCCGGCCTCGCGCTACGAAAACTCATGGACGAGCGACAATTTATTATCACCGAGGGGCCAGGCGGTGAGTCCGAGCGCGTGGTCTGGGTAGTTGCTCGTATTACTCAGACCATTAAAGGTGTACAGCGCGAAGAGTGGGAGTATAGCGAGGTCACGGTCGAGTGTAAATCCCTGTACCGATATATCGAGCGCTTGACGTGTCGAGCGGATCCTAACATGCCCCTTATCGCGCATAAAGCTACCGTGACTTTAGAGCCGGGGACTCGCTGCGCGTTATCAAGGAATACATGCTTGTTAACCTCATGCGCGAGTTCCAACCCAACGGTATCAAAGGCTGGAACATGTGGAACGCCTCGAGCTGGGCGAGCGTAAATCAAACGCTTTGGCCCGCTATGGTGTGTCCGTTCACGATACGACTACCTCAGTCGCTACCGTACTCGACGCGCGGTTCGACGCTGCAGCGAGCTTGTTTGCAAGCACACTTGACGCTGCGGGGCTCATGCTCACCGTGACCTTGTGGCTCGAGGGGGACACACAACCCGCCCCGCTGCATGTCACCTTAGCCAAGCCTACTATCTGGATTGACGTACGATCACGACAATTCGACACGTCCACAACGGGCGGGTTCATGGATATTTTGCACGGCCTTGTGCGCACGTTCGATACGGAAAATAACGTACCGCGCGTGGGACTAGGCGACACCCCGGCAACATGGGCAGACCGTCTACCGTGGGTAGTGTGGCGACCTAGCTCTATGGCCGGGTCGTCTCTCGATCTTACGGTAGTCAAGTCCGAAGATTCTCACGTCACCGTAGGCGGGCGATCCCCTGAGGTACTTAACAAACTTATCGGCGCGGGCTCTAAGTCCCTCTTCCAAGGACTCGCTGCAGCGCTCGCAGCTAAGATACCTCAGTTCGCCCCGCTTATCGTGGCAGCCGGTGTATTCCTCGGTGACCTATCCGGTCAAGCTCTACAAGACAAGCTATTCGCATGGAACGAGTTTGAGGACGCGGTACGACGAGAAGCACACGGATTCTACCGCTACCGCGACGTAGTAGGCAACGGCGACGGCTGGACACTAAGCGCATGGCAGCAAGGTTTCCAGATGCTCAAAGAGGGCGCGGGCATGATCTCAGGCTCATTCACAGGCGGGGAGAACCTCGCCTACAAGTGGGGTCGAGACTTCCGCGCCGGGGATCAACAAGGTTTTGTCTATAAGAACGTCGTGTTCTCTACGTTCGTGTCCGAGGTGACGCTCACGTGGACGGTCGATAAAGGGTGGCGTGAGGCTATTGTCCTGGGCGACCCTCGAGCCCGTGAGTCACGTATCGAAAACCTCAAGCGCACTAGTCAGTCCATTAAAGAAGCGATAGACCGCGTGAAAAGCACAGTACTCTAGGAGGTTGACCATGACCGATATTTACCCGTATCCCGTCGATAACCAAGACGACGTAGACCCTATGGCGTGGCTATTTTTCAACACACCCGGCGCGCCTAAAGACACGCTCGAGGTTGCTAACGCTCGGTGCGCTCACCTACGCGCGCTAGGTGTTGACCTCACTCCTGAGGTCACCGAGCCGTCAACGCTAAAATATGACGCGCTCGGTGGTACGGGCGCGCCGTGGGAACACGGCCGGTGGATCCCGGTAGACCAGCCTCGAGTCGAGGTGACCGTGACCGCACCGTCTACAGACATTACCGCCATGTCCGAGGCTGAGCGCGCCGAGCTACGCGCTGCGCTTGATCTTGCCGATATTGCTTCACAAGCCGGGGGTGGAACTAATGGGCGTTAACCTTGGGCCAGTGCCCGCTAACCCCGGCGCGGAACAGAATATTTTTGACCAGATCCTAGGCGGGGCGGGTCCACTAGGACAAGCTCTAGCGAGCGGTCTCGACGGTATCGTGGGATTTATTGGTGACGTGTTTAAAGGCGTTGTCACCGTAGGTGGACAGATACTCGAGGGTGCCGTCAACCTCGTCGAGGGCGCGTTTAAATTCTTCGGCGACATAGGTAGAATGATTGCCTCGATCTTCTCAGGAAAACCACCTGCGGAGCCATTACCTGAGGTATGGTCGTCTATCAAGGCAGACCTCGAGGCCGAGCTTAAGCCGTTCTTGGATACCGTTAACGAGTCCATTTCCAAATCAGAAGCTGCTGGTACCAAGTCACAAGCCGTCATGGACGAGCTAGACATCCTGCTCGAAGAGGGTAACGAGGACTCGCCCCTATGGAACGCACAGCAACGTATTAACCGGCTCGAGCACGAACGTAACAACGAGCAAGACACCGCTATTCGTGCTCTCGCTACCGCAAACGAGGCTATGCAGCAATACGTCTCCCGTGGCCTGTTCCTTCCCGATAGCACTAAGGTGAGTGCCGTCAACAACCCCCATTGGCGCGTAACATTCGAGAACGGTAAACGCAAACTCGTAGCCAAACCGGGGTGGGTAGGCGAGTGGGTTTATCAATCTGCAGTCCACCGCTCAGGCGACTTCGGCCCCGTTATCGAGGGCGGGGAGGTTACCGCAACCGGGCGTGAGTTCCTTCTCGATACCGCAACCTCAAGCGCTATGTTGATGTATTGGATCCGGCCGGGTACCGCTAAGGTGTTCCCCGCTAGTAACGTCACAGTGACAAATGTGACCCCTAACCGAGACACCTGGACAACGCTCACACAATACACTTTCACCGTCCAAGATGCCGTCGAGCACTCAATCTTTTTCCGCGCCGGGTGGGACGCTACCACTCGAGAAGATAGCTACGGTGTACAAATCTTGCTTAATGGCGCGGTTGTGGAAACTAAGAAGGAGGTCGGTATCGGCCCTTGGTTCCCAGGGCAAGACGGTTACCGTTCACAGGCGCTTACTATCCCGGCTCGCACGTTGAGCAAAAATGACAAGATCACCTTCCAAATATGGGCGGGTGCTACCGGAACTGCGCAGCGCAAGATGCGTGATAGCAAGGTACAAATCGGTTGGGTTAAGCCCGCCGGTGCCTCGGATATTACCTAGGAGGTTATTACTATGGCCGTAGAAGTCACAGTAGACATTAAAGATATTTTCGGTGATACGGATAACCGGGACAAGGTGCGCGCGTGGTCTCCCGGTATTCGCGAGGCCGGGGACGGGCTTATCAATTCTCGCCCCCAAACTAAGCAACTGGTCAACGGTAAAGCTACGCTCACTCTTGAACCTGGCCCCGTGACCGTCCAGTTCTTGCCTATCGGTGCAGCGGGTAAAACAAAATTCGAGGGCGTTGTACCGGATACCGGCCCGGTAACGCTGCGCTCGGTTATCGAGGGCGATTTTACTTATACCCCGCCTGTGGTGGGCGAAGCTCAAAAAGCGTCCCGTGAGGCGGTACAAGCTGCGGATCGTGCTAAGGGTATCGCCGATAAATTCGGCGACGTAGATACCGCTATCGCTCAAGCCAAGACAAGCGAGAATAACGCTAAGGCGAGCGAGACGGCAGATAAGACCTCACAGACCGCAGCCAAGACAAGCGAGACTAACGCTAAGACCTCGGAGACTAACGCCGGGGCTAGTGCTACGGCTGCGTCTACGTCGGCGACTAACGCTAAGACCTCGGAGACTAACGCCGGGGCTAGTGCTACGGCTGCGTCTACGTCGGCGACTAACGCTAAGACCTCTCAGACTGCAGCCAAGACAAGTGAGACTAACGCCAAGACGAGTGAGACTAACGCCGGGGCTAGTGCTACGGCTGCAGCCAACTCAGCTACGTCAGCGTCCAACTCTGCAGCGAGTATCAAGACGAGCGAGACTAACGCCGGGGCTAGTGCCACGGCTGCAGCCAACTCAGCTACGGCAGCCGGTCTCGCTGCGGATCGTGCGGCAGTGCAACCACGGGTAAGGCCGATCTAGTGGACGGCAAGGTGCCCACCTCTCAGATACCGGAGGTAGCGCTTACTAAGCCGTCCCAAGTGACCTCGCGCGCTGCTATGTTGGCACTTAACGCACAAGAGGGCGATATAGCTATCATTACAGCGGGCGCGGACAAGGGCACCTATATTCTAGGCTCGGGGTCGTCTACCGTGTTCTCCTCATGGTTGCCTATGGCCGTTAGCTCAGACGTACCCATACAGTCCGTTAACGGGCAAGTGGGTACGGTTGTGCTCACCGCTACGGACGTAGGCGCGTCCCCTACGTCTCATACTCACACCCCGGCTTCTCTCGGTGCAGCACCCGCGACTCACAACCATACCGTTTCACAGATTAGTGACTTGCCCCCGATAGTGTCCGATACGGCTCAGCCCTGGTCGGTAGCACGTAGGTATGACGGGGGGCGGGTGCGCGTGGGAATTCCTGTAGTGGCTGAGGACGCTTCACCTAAAAGCTACGTGGACGCTAAGATAGCTGGGGCAACTGATGACGGGTATAACACTAGGGCAGCCACGGACGTAGCCTCGACCTATCCAGCGGGCGTGTCGGTATCGCTTAATAACGTAACAAGTAAAGGCTGGTCAGCCGTGATAGGTGCAGCCTCATTACCTAGTCTTGGCTCGTTCGCGGTGGTTACAACAGTCAGACAAAGCAATTACGACAACACAACGTGGCAGTATCTTTCCTCATTCACAGATCACACTTTACCCATATTGGTGCGTAAATGGACGGGCGAGGCGTGGTCAACACTTCGCAGACTAACGGACGACGGACATACTCACACTAGCGCACAGATCTCAGATACTACGGCCTCGCTAGTGGCGGGAGCGCTTGTTAAACGTGAAGCGGATTCCGCTGCGGTGCGGGTGGGCAACCCTAACCAGGCATACCACGCTACGCCTAAGAGCTATGTCGATACCGGACTAAGTAACGTCTATACCGAGGTGTATAGACGACCCGCGCTGTTCTCAGGAGCGGGCGCGCCCCCTAGCTCGATCCCCGGCGCGTTAGTGGGCGACTGGTGGCTCAATACCACGACAATGCAGCTCTATAAGATTACGGCGGTGTAAGTATGGCTATTTCAGCGCAACTCATCGGATCCCTTGGAGCCGGGCAGGTCACAGAATCGCGGTTCTGGTTTTCCCGGTCGCGCAAATACTGCTCTGACCTAGATAAGACATGGGATATTCCAGCAGGTAGGCATCTGCTTTTCTGGCAAGGAACCCGTAGCAACTCTAACGCGGGGGGAACTATAACTATTGACGGGACAACGTTTGACCTTAAATCTGGAATCACTGGCGGGTATGTAGGAGGGTATATGTACGTGGACGGGCCTAAGACAGTGGCAGCTACAGGATCAGGATCTGCTGGTTTTGTGGAGGATCCCTATATGAGTTGGGTAAAGGTGGCATCATGACCAAGTGCCGTAAAGTTGTTTTTGTCAAGATCAAGTAGAAGGAGGTGTGCCACTCATGGTACCAAAAGTTAGAGACTGGACGGCGCGCTTTTTATTCGGCGGGCCTCGAAGCACGTCAAAGCTTATCGGCGTGTGTATCCACACTACAGAAAATGACCCGTCAACCCCGGCCGAGAACGTAGCGAACTATCAAATTAATTCGCAGTCCGGTAGCTATCACACCCTCGCCGATAGGCAGGGGATCCTACGGGAGAACACTGCAGACTGGATCACATGGTCTACGGGCAACCAAGGTAACACGCTGCTCATGCACTTGTCCTTTGTCGCTCGAGCGTCCATGACCCGCGCGCAGTGGCTGGCCGAGGACGCTATGTTACGCAACGGCGCGTGGGAGGTTGCACAGTGGTGTAAGAAGTTTGGCTGGCCGGTACGCCACGTAGACGTAGCCGGGCTACCGGGTATCACTACGCACAACGCAACCCGCGTATGGGGATCCACTGACCATACAGACCCCGGCCCTAATTTCCCGTGGGATGTGTTCTTGTCCTACGTCAACCAAGAAGTCAACGGCGGGGCAACGCCCGCGCCTACCCCAACACCTGAGGAGGACAATACCGTCATGGCTCTACTAACCGGCGTGTCCGCAACGGCACTTGATATTGTACGCCGGGGCGTGACTACCCTTGTCACCCCGTTGCAGTCGATCATTAATCCGAAGAAGTCGTACCTCATTACCGACTTGGTGCGCTTTATCGACGCTACCGCGTGGGAGAACCGTGTGTACCTGCGCGAGCTACTGCGCGAGCAAGGTAAGAACCCCGATACCATTCGGGACGAGGCTATCAAGCGTGACCGAGGTGAAGCATAATGGACGCTCTCAACATCACACGTACCGCTCTATCCGAGGTACGCGCAGAACAATCCCCGCGCGAGACTAAGGCTAACACCGCCGTCGTGGTGGCTGGTTTCATTATCACGGTAGCTCTAGCCGGGGTAACCTACCTTATCGACCAGTCACTCGTACCTGAGTCCCTAGCGGGGTACGCTCCTATGGTGGTCACCGCTCTAGGCTGGGCACTCACCGCGCTCAAGGTATCCCGTACGCCTAACGCCGTGACCCCTACCGTCGAGAACCGCGTCCTAGACAAGGTGCGCGAAGTTATCGACACGCTGCCCGCCCCGGCGCGTGACATGCTCGACGAGGCGCGCGCGAGCGCTGCAACACGTGCGGAAACATGGATCAAGGACACTACCGGCGTGGACGTTGATCTAGATGGATCCGACGCTATCGCGCAGGCGCGCGCTCAAGCGTCCACGTACGCCGACGAGCTACAAGGTATTGGGCTTGCCCATGATACCGAGCACGCGGACACGGGCGACTATGTGGGCGAGCACCGCAACGATACCCGCGAGCCATGACTACGGGCGGGCGGGTAGTACCTTGGTCTGCCCTCATACCCCGCGTGATGTGTCTAGTGTGGGCTATCTGGTCTAGTGCCACCGCGTATGCTTACCGCTGGACTACGCCGGATACACTTAATTCCGTGGAAGATATTTTACATTTCCCGATATGGATAGCGTGGGCGGTCGTGTCGGGCGTATTGGTGGTTGGCGCTCTTATCCCGCCCCGTGTGCCCCGGCCTGTTCTCTACGCTGGCTCTACGCTACGGCTAGTAGGCATGTCCCTAGTCGGTGGACTGGTCACGGCGTGGGCGTTTGAGTTTATTCTTGACGATGGCGCGCGAGGGTGGGTAAGCGGTAAGAACTACCTACTACTTGCTTTTTGTGCGGTCATAACGGCCGGGACGGTAGCGCAGAATAGGCTCGAGATGATACTGCCTACCGCCCTACCGGAACATATCGAGCCGGGGGTGACACATGAGTGATGCCTCGGTGTGGCTGTTCCTCGGTACTCTTGTCACGGCTATCGTAGGTCTCTTAGGCGTATGGCTGCAAATAAGGCAGACCAGCGTAAAGGTAGCCGTGGATAAACAAAGCGAACAGGATAGGCTACGCCTCGAGGAGATAAAAGGTTTACGCACGCGCATAGATGAGTCAGACAAAAAGATTCAGGCCATGGGCGAGCGCATGGACGAGATTTCACGGGACTACCGCATAGAACAGCGCGTTAACCAGCGTATGCACCTAAGCCTCATGTCCGTGCGACAACTGCTTACCGATATTCTTTCCTACCGCGAGAAACACGCCGGGGCACTCCCGCCCGGTACCCCGGCCGTCGAGTCCATACTAAAGAACATTGATAACATCTTGGACGAGAATACGTACCGCGCTAGGGACGAGCCACCATAGATAGCATAAAATAACGCCCCACCTTCTTAACGGGAGGTGGGGCGTTATTTTTATGTCTCCGGCCGGTATATCCGGGAGTGGACGGCTGCGTACGTTCTGCCTAACTTTATGGCTACTTGGTAGCTTGTGAGGCCGTGGTCACTGCGGAGAAATGCAACCTCTTCTTCTGTCCACGGTTTACCGTGCCGGGTAGCCCGGCGCGCGGTAACCGACTGATGTAGGTCGTAACTGGCTTGAGAGCGCTCTAGCGTAGCCTCGCGATTAGCTCGGTAGCGTGCACGAGCTGTTGCGCGGTTGTACTCTCTTCGCCCCTCGTGGTACTCGTATACGCACCGCTTACAATGGGGATTTAGCTTATCTTTCCGTGACCTATCGCTATGGAACTCGATAACGGGCTTAGTCTCACCGCATTTAGTACACTTTTTAGTTTTCATTATGTTCTCCTTGGTTGGTGCGCGCCCCCGGCTATGGCGGTTAGGCCATGTCGTAAACGAGTCGGTCTAGCGCGTGGGTAATCGTGTCGGTATCTAGCTCGAGGGTGTGGGTTAGCCGTTCTACCGCTTGATCTAGGGTGACAAATCCACATGCGACAAGTTCAGCGGTGTCGGTGAGGGCGATCGTCTCGAGGTCGGTAAATACGTTCAACATGATGGTCTCCTTTGACCTAGTGGCCGGGGCTTGTCCCCTTGGCTCTATATATGACTCTACACTTGTATAGGGCATAGCGCAACCCCCTTACCTAATTAACGTAGATAAGGGGGCTAACGGCGCGGTATCACAAGATATGGTTGTAAAGATCGGCGTAAGAATAGAGCCATGATATTACCTCGGTAGCTACGTCGAGCGCGGATCTATCGCCCACCTCGAACACCTCAGTAACGAGGTAGGGCGCGGTGCGATCCCCCGGCCGGGCAGGGTCAACGAGGTGTATATAGATAGACCCGTCCACCTCGATAGCGCGGTACTGTACGGGCACTGTGCTGCGGATCGGGTACATGCTCAGGACGTGGACAAGTCCGCGCTCGAGGGGCGTACGGGATTCTAGGGATAGCCGGGCTACATGAGTGGCAACCTGTAGGGCTTCTATGTTCATTGTTCTACTTTCCAAAACATATAATTAGCGTAAATCTCTTTAACTATTGCGCGCGATATTCTATCCCGCTTGTGAAGGGGGGCACCCTCCCCGGCTAGCTCGTCTCGGTAGCGCTCGAATGGTTTTCCCCATAGCTCGAGTGCCCAGTACCTCAGGGACTCGACGGGGATACCTACTAGGCGGGCTATGCGCACCTCCCCCGGCGTGGGCGTCCCCTCGGTGGCGTTCATTATGTTCTCCTTGGTTGGTGCGCGTTGACCAGTCGCGCCCCTGGGTATGCCTTAGGGTCACCCCCTTACCTAAGCTAATTAGGTAAGGGGGTTAACGGGGCTTAGGTGCTATACCTCTGGGGAGTAGTAGAGTCCGACCAACGCCCACAAGGTGGAAAATTCCTCATTACCGTAGTACAGCTGGGTAACCGGCGCGTCCAGCTCATTAGACACGATGTGGGTCTTAGGATCAAAGAAGAACCGCTTACCCTCGAGCTTTTCGGGGATAAGTCCCTCGGTGTCCCGGTTAAAGGTGATAGCGACAACCATAGGTAGCTTGGTGAAGTAGCCAACGTGGACGGGGTTAACGGGGTCGGATCCGGTAGCGAAGATTTCAGAATCTTTACCGCAGTGCTTGAACTCGAACATGCTGGTCTCCTTTGACCTAGTGGCGAGGGCTTGTCCCTTGCTCTGTACATAAGCTTACACATGCTTAGGGGATAACGCAACCCCTTATCTAAACTTAATTAGATAAGGGGCAAACGTGCAGGTCAAGGGCTATTTATTCCTCGTTAAGTTCCCGGCGCTGTTCCTCGAGCACGGCGTAGGCTCGTAGTATCGTAACCTCGCGCGTCAAGAACATCTAAGTCATTCACGCGCCGGGTAACGTTAGTGTCGGGGTCACGCCACACGGCACTAACCCACGACCCGCACCGCGTCCGCGAAGAGCAACAACGCGCCCGTCTGGTCAGCGGGTACTCAGACACTTTAAAGTAGCTAGACATTGGTGTGCTCCTCGTTAAGTTCGACTATGTACCCGCCCGGATACCCGGCTCTTATTCCACGACGTAGGGCTAGCGAAGCTTCTGGCAAGGTCTTGTACGCGCCGGGGAGTCGTACAACGGCCTCGCCCCGATCCTCTGGAACAAGTATTACCCGGTACTCATGACGCGTATTGTGAGGCCACATGAGGGCAAGCACGATAAAGGCAACGAGAACCAAGGTAGTAAGAGCGAGGCCGGTATAGGTGATAGACCATAAGGCGTGTGTCATGCTAACCCCTCTAGGTGTTCGATCAGGGTATCGGTAGCCGTTCCCAGGTATGGGGTATCGTCTAGGATCCATACAGCTTCGCGCAGATAGTAGCTCAGATACTCGTCCTTGCGCTCGTATAGCGTCGTGAGGTTAGCCCGCGCGGTGATCTTTCCCTCTTCGCCGTCTTGCTTTATCCGGTTGCCATACAGTATGGCGTTTGGCCTGCCGTCATGGACGCTTAGCACGATGTAGTGAGGGACGAACATAGAGTTACCTCGCCCCTCTTGGATAGGGGGATTAAGCTTGCCTAGCCCCCGGCTTGTGCGTACAAGTGTTTCCTCAATCATGGTGTTCTCCTTATGAACTTAAGGTGTAGGTCAGTAGGTCACCGACACCTGCGGATGTTGGGTTAGGCACCCCGGCGCGTGTGGCTGCAACGTCGAGTAGCTGCGCCGGGTAGAGTCCCGTCACGGCCTGGCCGATAGCCCCGATAGAGAGGATAGTATCGGCGTAAAGACCAAGGACGGGGGCGAGTAGCGCGACAAGTATCATTAGCTCGGATCCTCGGTAATGGTCATGTATCGGTGCGGGGTAACCTCTCGCGCGATAACCTCGCACGTGTGCCCGGCGCGTCGCATGTTACGGCGTATGCGCTTAGCGCTATCTAGATCCGTCCAGCCTATGTGCTCGTCCGGTGTACCTATGTAGCAGATATAGCCGTATTCCGTTGTTGTTGTTTTCACTGCTTCTCGTCGGTAATGGTTATGTATCGGTGCGGGGGTTAACTCGGTCATGGTTTCCTCTCCTTAGGTTTGTTTGTTGCGCGTGGTTTGAGGTATACGCGCCCCACCTCAAGGGGATTACTCCCCGGCTTGTGCCCATGCGGTCAGCTCGTCCACAAGGTCGTGAGCGTCGATAAGGCACTCGATAGCGTCCCCGCCCGCGTCGAGGTGTTCGCCGTCTTGGGTATCCTCCCACACGTACCCGGTCAAAAAGTACAGACCACCCTCGAAGCTATCCACCTCGAGGGAGAAGGTGCGGGTCACGCCGTCCTCTCGGACGAGCTCAACGGCCTGGCGCTCGGTGTCGTCCGCGCGGTTGAAGTCTTCAACGCCGGGGCGTATCCGATAAGCTGGCAATGTCCCATGCCTCGGTAAGCTCTCTCGGGGGTCTCTGCGGTGCGAACAAAGTTCAACATAGCGGTCTCCTTATGACCTAGTGGCTAGGGCTTATCCCTTGCTCTGTCTATAACTCTATACGTGAATAGGGCATAACGCAACCCCTTATCTAATTAAGTTTAGATAAGGGGTTAACGCGCAGGTCAAGCCTACTTTAGTCCACGTAGCGCGTTACGCCACTTCTGCGCGAACGTAGGATTTTCAGGATCACGGGGTGGGATGGTCACACTCTCACGTTGTACGTACGGGTTGACCCCCTCAATAAGTCCACCGCTAGCAGACACCCGCTCCCGTTCCACCGCGTCCATAGCGTCCTTTGCCCGGCTTGTAGTCCAGTCCACCGCGTCCTTTGCCACGCTCATAATACGTCCCTCGAAGTCCTGTACCGCGTCGGTCTCGTCCTCGTCCACCTCGCCGGTCAGCTCCCGGCGTAGGTTCTCGAGGTGAGTACGCGCCCGGTCGGGGTCGAGTCCTAGCAAGATTTCCAAGCACGCTTGTGCTGCTACTTGATCAGCGTAGCTAGCGGACTCGAACGATTCCGAGTCTGAAATATCGCCAATAGCTTCTTGGATAGCCCCGGCGCGCTCAATAGACCACGGCGCTTTACCCTCGTCGAGTCGAACGTTTACCGGCTGCAGGGTGGCGAAGTTGTCGATGATCTGGTCTAGATACCATAGCGCCTTCTCTACGTCTTGGACGGGGTTATGCTTATCCGCGTATCGGAACGCGTAGCGGAACGCGGAGAACTCTGCGCCGTTCTCGAGGGTCTGCGCGTAGCTCCAACACTCGCCGGTAAAGATAGGGTGGCTAGTGTAGTGCGGGGGATGGTTGACCATATCCTCGGTCATGTTACTTACCTCTCTTGAGACGGCTTAAAAATAGTTTCCATGGCTTGTGCTTATTGATGCGAATCATGGTGCCTATCCATTCCATTGTGATAGTGATTTTCCCACGCTCTGCATGTGACCACATGGGCGAGCCACACGCTAGGCGTAAATGTTCCTGCGCTTGCTCGAGGTGGTAGCGAACACGCTCGGGGTCGTCGAGGTAGGGCACATGCGCGCTAGGGGTGCTCGGTCTAGGCATGGTTACCCGGCTTTTCGCTCGTTAAGTTTACCTGGTTCCTTCCACGGGCTACGGCGATAGCGTCCATGTCCACACGGGACGCTATGATGCTGATACGGACAACACCACCTATAGGTGAGTCGTTATCCATCTCCCAGGCCGTCACGTCAACAGGGTCATTTCCCAGCGTGAGAACCGCTTTACCGCCGATGTAAAGTCCTTCTTTTTTTATCTCGACGTGGTGCCCGCCCTTCTCGATAAGCTCTCGGTGGGCAGCGTGTGCGGGTTTACTCATGGTCTCTCCTTCTCGATGTAGTAGTAGTAAACCCCGGCCTCACAAGCCGGGGTTTACGGGGTTAATCCTCGTTGGTAACTGTGACGTTTTCACAGTTGTTCTCGTCATTACTCAATGACGCGTTGATAAGATCAGGGGAGGCCAACAGGCTTTCCCTGGTTCGTGCTAGAGCCACACCTAGAAGTTCTGTAGCTTGCCACAGGGTAATCCCTGGATCTCCCTCTAGCGCTCCCACAATGCTCGGGTTACTGCCATTTTCCTCACCTGAGGCTGTGACAGTGAAAATGATCTTTTGCGTGATGCGTTCACTCATGACTCACATCCATCCCGCTGCTGTCACGGCTTGGATAGCGGTATTGGTGTGTTCCTCTGCAGGGTTAAGCAACCACGGCGCGTTGTTACCGTTGCGACCCTCGCCCATAGCGATAACGCCTAGAGTTGGCTTAGGCTGTGGTGACTGCAGCGCGCCGTGCAAAGACTGCTTAGGCACCTTCTGGAAGATAAGGCCGGTGTAGGTTACGGCCTGTCCGGTCTGCTGGAACTCGTCTAAGAAAATCCATTCCGCGCGTACCGCGTCCGTGTTTCCCTTAGACGTAGGGACTGCAGCCTCGTAGCTCAGCGGGCGCACGATAACGGCACGGGCGAGGTTGGCCTGCTCGAACAGCTTGTCTCCCCCGCCCGTGGTGCCCTGGTTGAACATTTCAGCGAGGTTACCGGCCGGGGCGTTGCCACCCGTGAACTGCTGTTGTGGCGCTGCGGGGGCTTGCTGCTGCTGGAACTGGTTAGGCTGTTCCTGAGGTGCTTGCTGCTGGAACTGGTTAGGCTGTTCCTGAGGTGCTTGCTGCTGGAACTGGTTAGGCTGTTCCTGAGGTGCTTGAGGCTGGAACTGGTTAGGCTGTTCCTGAGGTGCTTGAGGCTGACCCTGGAACTGGTTAGGCTGTTCCTGAGGTGCTTGAGGCTGACCCTGGAACTGGTTAGGCTGTTCCTGAGGTGCTTGAGGCTGGAACTGGTTAGGCTGTTCCTGAGGTGCTTGCTGCTGGAACTGGTTAGGCTGTTCCTGAGGTGCTTGAGGCTGGAACTGGTTAGGCTGTGGCTGGCTCTGGAACGGGTTACCCTGAGGTGCTTGCTGCTGGAACTGGTTAGGTTGACCTTGTGGTGCACCGTACTGCTGACCCTGGAATGGGTTAGGGGTTGACATGTAATCGTTCTCCTCGAACGTTGGCGGTTTGACCGGGTGCCGTAGCACGCCGATCCTGTACAGGAGGCTAGTTTAGTGTCATAGCCTAGGACATTAGGGTGAACGGTTTGCAAGATAACCGCTCGCCCTATGAGTGACACGCTACCACTTAGTAAGCGATAGCGCAACCACTTTATGATCTCGGTCTAAATTCCCCAGGTTACGGAGGTGGACGTTACCTAGGTTAGTAAGCTCTGGTGACCACTCGTTCTGATGCGTGTTCCAATAGCGCGATCAGCTCGTCTTGGCTACGGGTAGCGAGTACTAGAGCCTTGAGGTCGATCTCAGGTCGGGGGAGCTCCCATATCCCGGCGACTGTTTTCTTAGCGTTCTCGCGAGCTTGCTTAATCCTCATAGCGAGCTCTAGTGCCTCACGCCCGGCTTGTAGGTCGAGCGTGATCATCTCGCACTGAGGTTCTTTAGCGTCACTCGGTAGGTGAGCGATCACGGAAAACACGTTAGATATAGCGGGCATGTCCTCCCACTGAGAGGTATCGGGATTCCACATGAATTGTGCGTCCGCATAGATAGCGGTTTGCATGGCAAACCCCAATAGCCCGTAACTGAGACTCGTTGTTTTCGAGGTCTTGAGGTCACCGATAACGAGCGTGTCGTCTGCTAATTTCCATAGCCTATCGAGGGTACCGACATGCCCCGATTCCTCATGCCATACCAGGCGCTCAGCCATACCGGGCGGGCAGGTTATACCATACTCGGACAAGCTGCGCAGGTATACGGCGATCTGTTCGCGGAACATATCGGGTACGTGCTCGAGGGGCAGGCCGTGACACTCGACTTCTTCCGCCCATGCGTGAATAGCGGTGCCCTTTTCCGATGCCTCGGCGTTACCCGCTAGGACTTGTGCTTGGTCAATAACCTTATCCAAGTCCTTGTTGACCTCCCACTTGTCCGCGAACAGGTCAATATCGTCTAGTAGCTCGGGATCCCGCTTGAGCCCCAAGATAGCCGTACGCTGTAGCCACTTGATTAGCCCGGCCTTGTCGTCGATAGCGTGAGCAAGCGAGGTTGCGCGGGGGAACTTCTCAGGTGCTCCCGTACGTGGATCCGGCAGGTGGTACTTGCCAAATTTAGCAATGGTCTCTTTAGTGCCCGCGCGCTCTGGGGGCATGGGGAACCCGTGGACGGGGGAACTGTCGCCTCGCCAGTCGTGCGGAGTGTGCCGGGCTACCTGCGGGCGCTCGAACCGGGACACTTGACCTAGTGCCGTAGCGTCTTGCATGGCGTAGGTTGCAGACGGGTTAGCGCCTCGGTGAGGTGCCGGGGTCGTGCCGTGGTTGAACATAGCGTTCATCGAAAAAATCCTTTCAATTTACGGCTAGCTTGGATAACGGAAATCTCGTCGTCGAGACGAGCCTTAGTCTTGTGTGCCGGGCTCTCAATACCTAGGGACTCAGCGAACTTGACAAGCGCCTCGCTCGGTGCGCGCCTGTCGGTACGTCTAGGTGCGGTGCGCATGGGCAAGGTAGCGATACGGTTAATCTCAGCTTCTGCAGCCTCGCGCGCTTGTTCCAAGGTACCGGTAGCGCCCCCGGCGAGTATGTAGCTCTTACCACTACGGCCGGGGGCAACACCTACAGCGTAATCACCCTTGCCATTAGGCAGTAGGTAGGCGAAGTAACCGTTAGAGCCGTCCAAGAAGGCCACCCCGTCGAGCGCGGGGCGCTCAGGTATGTGCGTCTTGAGCCATAGCGCGTTAGTGGCGTTGACAAGATCAACGTCCACCATGTCGAGAGGCCCCTCGCGCTGCGGTCGAGGCGGGGCGGGTTCAACCTGCCCTGGATCCTCGTCTCCTTTGGGCGATACGCGGTGAACGTGAGCGCCTGGGACGAGCGAGGATAACGTCACCATAGCCACATCTCGAGTAGACCCCGCGAGGTCGAGCACAAGCGCGTCATTTTTGTCTTGGTGTAGACGTAGAGCGCGCCCCACCATTTGCGTGAATAACACGGCGCTGCGGGTAGGCCGGGCGAGCACAACACAGTCACACGCGGGTAGGTCGGTGCCCTCGGTCAGCACTTGTACGGTCACAAGAGCTTGTACGCGACCGGCTGTGAACTCCTCGAAGAGCTCGGTACGCTCCTCGCTCGAGGTACTGCCTACCACTAGCGCCGTATGGATTCCGGTAGCGCTTAGCGTGTCGCTTAGTGCTTGGCAATGTTCCACGCCCGCGCCGAAGATCAGCATACGGCGATCAGGGGCGTGAGTGTGGATAGCTTCAACGGTACTATCTACGCTCGACATCATGACTTCGGATAGATCGCCCGCTGCATAGTCGCCGTTGCGTAGCTTAATGTTTGTCGTATCGAGGCCGGGAATAACGACGGTCTTACCTTGAGGCGGTACAAGGAACCCCTCGTCTAACGCCCATCTTAGGTCACGCTCAAAGGCGATAGAGTCCCAATAGTCCGCGAGGCCACCGTCTGCGCGTTGCAGTGTCGCGGTGAACCCGGCTTTAAACGCGCCGTCAAAGTTAGGCGCGCTTAGGATCTCGGCATACGTGGACGCTGCGCTATGGTGCACCTCGTCCACTAGCACGACGGTGCGCTCGCCTACTGCTTGTAGGCGACTAGCGCTCATGAGCGTTTGAAACGACGCGCAGACGATAGGGCGCTCAGGCTGGTCTCGCTCAGCTTGCACGAATCCAATATCGTCGGTCGGTATCTGCGGTGCCACCATGCGGATAGACTGTGCCATCTGGTCAAGTAGTTCGCGCCTATGCGCAAGCAAGATCACGCGCTGGCCTGCCTTGTAAGCAATCTCAGCGAGTTTAGCGATAACGGTACTCTTACCCGTTCCGGTAGGCAGCACTACGCACGTACGCTTACCGTCTACCCACTCACCGAGTACGGCGTTCACGGCCTCGGTTTGGTAGGCGCGTAGCTCGCGGGGCTTCACACTCATTACTCAATCCCTACCAAAACTATAACCGTCATGCCCAACTCTTCCGCTACGCGCAGCTCGAGCATAGCGCCCCGTGAGTCGGCGTAGCCGGGTAGTAGCGCGATAGCGTCGCACTCAAGAAGCTTCGCTAGTCCCTCGCGCAGGTAGTCGGTATGAGGGCGCGCGTCGTCTGCTGTAGGCGGGTCGAGTTGGCAGATAGTTCCGTTAGGTAGAACCGTCTCAGCGGGGGACACGACCTCGTTACCATCTTCTCGTAGTGCGGTAGCGACACGGTGAAACTGCGGATAATTGAAGAGCTCGATACCCGTCATAGGGCCAGCCAAGTAGATTTTACTTAGGTCACTCATGCTTTTAGCCTCGCCTCCGCCTCATGTGTCATCTTTTGGTAGATATGCCAGTGATGCGCTGCGCTCAAGCACGCGATAAGCTCCCGGCTTTCGATAGGTGCGGTGGCAAGGGTGCTTTGGCGTGTTTGCACATACACGCCGGTATGGTCGGCGACAATGAGATATACGCCGGGGTACCATCGCGCGCTTCTGGTCTTACCGTGTTCTACAACCTCGACGGGCTTAGGCAGATTCTTACTCGGTACGGTAAATCTCTCGGGGACTTCCATGTACGGCCTCCTGGAATAGGGGAACTGCCTGCGGGGGATTCCCAACAAGCTTGGCATCTACCCTACCACCCGTAGTTAGGCGTGTCCATATGAACCTAGGCACCCGCGCACAACTAAGCGCCCCTACCGTGGAACTCACACGATAAGGGCGCTTAGTCTAGTAACCAGCCAAGGATCCCATGAACTCCCCCGCAACAGGAGAACTAAGGTCGAGCGGTCTCCCGCTCGCTATCTACTGTAACATACTCATCCGGTCGCTTGAAGCTGGTTCGACCGTCCCGCTCGAGCTTGCCTTGAGTAACGAGTAGATCAAGGACGCGTTGTAGGTGGGTTGCCCACATCTTCATCTTGTCCTTGTGGTATACGTCCGGCTCGACACCGTTACGGATTGACGTAGTGGTCAGCTCGAGGGTACGGAACTCGCTAATAAAGTCAAGGACGCGCTGCGCGGTGACTTCCACCTTCTCAGGTTTAGGCGGTGCGAAGTGACGCGGTGCCTCGCCCTGTAGATAGTCCGTTCTGTAGCTCGCTGGACGACCGTTCACGTCGGTCACAACCATGCCGGTCTTTAAAGCCGGGGCGTACATATGGTCAATACGCACGTCCTCTTCTTCGGTGAGCACTACCTCGCGCGTGTACCCGTCGGGGCCGTTCTTCTGCTTGGTCAAGCGCATGACAACACCTTTACCGCGTACCTCGTCGCCCTCGTTGTCCGTGAGGCGGGGATCCTCTCGGTTACCGTCCTTGACCTCTTGCTCAGGCTTGGTAAGCAAAATCTCGCTATCCATCGCACCATTAAGTGCGGTCGAGCCCCGGCCATGTGTTGCCCCGCGTGTGGTGTGGTGTACGACGAGCACGCCCGCGCCTGAGGTACGTCGAACCTTGTCTAGTCGATTCACCGCTACGGTCATGTCCTTAGAAGAATTTTCCTCAAGCCCGCTCGACATGCGCGCGAACGTATCAAGCACGATTAGACCAGCGCCCACACCGCGAGCAAGGTGTGAGATATATGCCCAGGTCAAAGGAGGCGCGTTAAGGCTCACGGACTCAGGCACGACATAAAGCTTATTGTCAAGTGCCCCCACCATATTGTTAGCGCGCTCCCATGCGGTGACACGCTCGACGGCACCCGTAACGCCCTCGCCCGCGACATAGATCACGGGGTGACTATCACACTTGATACCTTGCCAGTGTCCAAGACCGGAGGCAATAGAGCACGCTATATCGAGTACGACGGCAGACTTGCCAACACCTGAGGGGCCGATAAGCGAGAGCAAGCCCCCGCGCTCGAGCCACCCGTCGAGCGTCCACTTAACCGCTGGCATGTCCCTAAAGGCCTGGAAACTGCCAAAGCTCGGCACTTGCTTCTTCCACTCGTCGCTAACGGTGCCGTCCTCATGTTCTTTATCTGGCCGGGGTAGTCCCCACTCCTCGAACACGTCACGACCGGACGGCGTAACTACTGCGCCGTCGGTGAACAATCCCATATAAGGCAGCTTGAATGTATCTTCTTCAACGGTCTGCGGTGCCACGTCTACTGGTTCTACCCATTGCTCAGGAGCGGGCGCGGACGCTGGGGTAACGGAATCCTCTTGAGCCATGCGTTCCGCGTCGGTAGACGGGCGGGAATCGTCCAATCCCCCGGCTTGTCCCATCATAGCGAGGTCAAGTAGCGTGCCACCACCGACAAGAGCCTTGTCGATACCTAGCTCGGTGTATGCCTCATCGTAATCATTGGCATGGTTGAGCGCGGTGTAGAGCGAGAATTTAGACACGGTACGCGTAGACACACGATCAAGCAATGCTTGGATAGCATAGCCGGGATGCTCAGTCCATACGTGACACGCGGGGTGGGCGTTGTCGGTGCGCTCACGGTGGCAACCGGATTCATGCGTAGTCATGGACTTGTAGGTAGAGCTAGGGCCCATCTCATTATCGGGACGTGTCCAGATACGGCACCCGCAGCTATCGGTACGGCCTGAGTCAGTCCACCCGTGAGGGTCGAGTATGTCGTCCCAACTTGTCTCGAGTGACCATGAATCGAGCTGTTCGTCGAGCGTGTCGCCGTCCCACCTCTTGTAGGTCTCGGTCTCGTCGTCGAGCTCGTCGGGGTCTGCTATTCCGTGCTGGAATAGTGGCGAGGGTTGCGATTCCACCTGTCGCGCTTGTACGGTATCTTGTCCCGCGCCTCGTTGCTGCTGTACCTCTTCCGGCGCTTGCTGTTCCGCTTGCTTAGGCTGTACCTCTTCACGGGGTTCTCCAATACCGTGTTGGAATAGGTCGGCGGGGTTGACCTTGTGCTCGGTCTCGACGGCCGGGGTAGGGGACTGGCCTAGGGCGCGTGCTTGAGCCTCGCGGTACTCACGCTCAGCACGATCACGCTCAGCGCGTGCCCCTTGTGGATCCGCAGCTGCGGTATTCTCGCGCTCTTTAATAAGTTGCAGCAACCACAACGGCGCGGGCTGGTCGGGGGCACACATGGTATACGCGCGTCCCTCACGCTCACTCGGTGGAATGAGAACATACGAGTTACCCGTCTTAACGGTGAATTGTCCCACGCCCTCGACGGTGACGGCGATAGCGCTAGGGACGGTCATAGGGTTAATGTCATAGCCGTCGGGGAGGGTAAAGTACCAGTGCCCGCCCTCGCTGTGAACCTTGTTGCCCTGCGCGTCGGTTTGCCCCGGCGTTGCTACGGTCATGTGAGGGATATAGGCGCGGTCGATACCCTCGGCGTTCGCCCAATAGGTCTTGAGCGCTTCCACCTCTTCGGGAGTGTCCGCGTCGATCACGACGAGACGGGATGGGCCTAGGTGTACACCGAGGGATACGGGCGCGTCCTCGCCGTAACCGGACGGGTTGACCTTACTTGGTCTATTGAGCGGGGCTTTACGATAGCGCCCAATGTACTTGTCCAAGGTGCGCTTGTCGTTGGTGGCGAGGTATACGCCTGCGCGCTTACCTGCTTGCACGTCCGCTTCTTTTTCCTTGGCGTTGCGCATGTCCGCAGGCACCTTGGTGCCGGGCTGTACAAGTAGCAGATGTAGCCCGGCCTCTTTCATGAGCATACCCGCGTACCGCTTAATGGTCGCGGTATCTGCGGTAGCTTGAGGCGGTGCTCCCAACAAGGTTGTGAGCATGGTAGAACCGAGCATTTTACTTTCTCCTTAGGTAGGTCTAGAAGGTCACACTACCACATTAGGCGATAGCGTGACCACTTATTCAGCAATATTCCCAATGATCCGGCAAGGGGTTAGCGTCGGTGCGCAGTACGGGCGGGTTATCGTGACCCGTCCACGATAGCAACCACGCCGGGGGAACTTGCATAAGCTCACGGATACGGTCAGCTATGGACGCGTCTACTACAAGCTCGTCGTGCATGGCTAGATAGATGCCGTCGCTAATGCCCTCGCCATAGGCGCGGTTGATAACCTCGGACATGACACTATACGCGCTACCTTGGCAAAAGTAGTTGACCCCACGATATGCCATAGGCGCGCCGGTAGGGTCGGTAGGAATAGTGAGCATACGCCCGTCTGCGGTCATAATCCGGCCGTGTTGCTCGCTGGTGGCTTGAATAGCTTTCATAAACGCATCCGTACGGGGCATGGGCTCGAACACTTTTTTACGCAAGCTCTTAGCCTCGTCCACGCTCACGCCTAAGCGCTCAGCGAGTGACCTCGAGCCTTGCCCATACATTGCAGCGAGCATGACAACCTTAGCGGTCTTACGCTCAATACCTTGTGAGGTAATAGGCGCGTATAGGTCAGCGCCGTGGTGGTTGAACCCGGCTAGAAACTCAGTGTCCCTCGCGCAATTAGCCATAATGACGGGTTCGACGCTAGACCAGTCGATAGATACCGCGCCCTCTGGCTTATCCCATAGAATGATCTTTCGAGCCTCGGACGGGAACTGTTGTAGCTCAGGCTGTGAGTACGCCATACGGCCGGTCGCGCTCGCACCTAAGATACCTACCTGCGGATGGACGCGCCCTGTGATCTGTGCCATAGCGTCGGTCTTACCGAGATAGTCGAGGATGTGGTCGGTATCGGCGACTTTACGGTGAGCGTCGATAAGCGGATGGTCTAGTGACTCAAACGCTTGTTTATCTGCCTTGAGTCGTCCGGTAGGTGTACGAGGCCAAGAAGCCGGGATTAGCCCCTGAGTATCGAGGTAGTTAACCACATGCAAGCCGTTACCCACGGCCTCGCGAGCTATGGTTTTCTCGATAAGGTTTGCAGCGTGCTCACGCTCAGCTAGGGTCTGTTCGCTGTAGGTATGTAGGTACTCGCGATCCACGCGTAGACCTATAGCAGACCTGCGCAACATAGCCCGGTTAGTGATTTGCTCGCGCTCAATAAGCCGGTGCGCGTCTTGTGCCGTACGTGGTACGGTCTCGCCCTCGAACGTCGAGGACGTGAGCCACTGGACACAATTGTTATAGAGCTTGTCGAGCATACGTAGCGTGATAGGCGTATCACTCATTGCACCGATACGATACGGCAGCATATCTATATCCGCGTGCATGAACCCGTCACTCTTCTTGTATCCCGCGAGGAGATACGAGTTTTTGATAGATCCGGGGCTAGGGGGCATACCGAGCGTGTCTGACCTCCCGGCTAGTGACTCAAGACCTTTAGACGTGTCTTTATCGGGGTACGCCATACGCGCGAGCACGATCGTGTCCCACACCTTGACGATGTGGTCGAGGGTCATAACCCCGTGCTGTACCAAAGGTGGAACGTCATACGCGCCGTTGTGGAATACGAGCGCGGGCGCGGTAGTGAGGATACGCCGGGCAAAACTGGCCTCGTGCGGGTCACGCGGATCAATGAGCACCGTCATAGCCTCGGATCCGGTGCCGGTATACCACGACAAGGTAATACACCGCATATCAAAGCTTGCATGGGCAAGACCCGCAGCTTCAATGTCCACGGCTACGGTTGATTTACTGATTTGCTCCCACACACTACGCCACGGCTCGGGGTGATTGCCATCGTACCCGAGCATAGCCACAAGGTTATCGTGGCCGGTGACCATATGTGAGCCAACTGAGGCGTTCCACATACGGGTATTGGGGACGGCGCGGGGTGGCCTGGAATATGCCCATGAGATAGGGTCGGTCATTTTTTCGTCCTTAGTTCTCGGTAGCGCTCGAGGTCTGAGTAGACCTGTAGCTTCTCGGTAGGTGACAACGTGCCATGAACGGCACGCTCGAGGTTCTTTGCCATGCGGTCGGTGACGGGTACTAGGGTGTCGTACCGCACCTTGTGCGAAGTACGGTACACCCGCTTATCGTTAGGCATTACCCGGCTTCTCTTCAAAGGCGCGGGCGAGTAGTTCCTTCTGCCACGGCTGTAGTTCGATACCCATAGACTCGCGGGCGTATGCGGTCACGCGTTCAACGTACTGGTTAGACGGGTCAACCTTAAACCGGCACGACCTCACAAGTGAGATAACTTGGCTTACCTCGTCCGGCGTAAGCTCTACGCTGTGGGCGTTGGCCGTCGTCTCTACGTCCATCCATTCCGCGCCCTCGAGAAGGCGCTTAGCCGTAGCCATGGCAATATCGTACGTCACCTCAGATACGCCGGGGTATGGTCTACCGAGGTGCGGGCTACCCGGCGTATCTGAGAACCCGCCGTAGCTACCGAGCTGGTTAAGAAGGTCGTACAAGATAGGCCACTCTTGCTTGAGCCGGTCTTGCTGCTTGCGGTGGTAGCGAGGGTTATTACCGGGCATGTTCCACGCGCGGAACAAGTCGTATAACAAGGTCATTTTAGTTCTCCTTCTCGTAGGTGTGGTTCTCTTCGGCCATAAGGTCGCATATCTTACGTACGCGGGTGATGCTGCGATCCTCGAACGACACGCCAGGGCCTTCTACCCGATACATGCCGTTAATCTTGGCAATGAGGTACGCGTCGTGTTGCGGTGATACCCGGCGTTGAATGATTGCGCACTTGTGATCGTGCCCGCTCTTGACGACGTGTTCCATGACGGCTACAAACGCGTCCTTCTTGGTCAGCTTGGCGGTGATGGTCTCGAACTGTCCGATGAACTCCTCGAGCGGGGCAAGACCCGCGCCGTGTTCGACGTTCAACTGTGCTCGCATGGTGGGGGTTAAATTAACGCTCATAGTCCGTATTCTCCTTTGCTGTAGATCCTCATAAGTGCGTCGAGCTTGGGCAGTGTGCCTATAGCCTCGTCCATTCCGGTAAGCACTATGTCGCCGGTGATGAACATCGCGAGCAAGATACCGGGGTTAACGTCCACGGTGTCAAACAAGTTCAACGCGCGGGGTAGGTGTTCCACGGCGACGCTATCGCACAAGAACCGGCGTAGGTGCGCACGGGCTTGCGTCTCATGCGTGGTAACTAGTTCGATATAGTCCAGTGCCTCGCGGTCACCGATATGGTGTCCTTGGTGTTCCGTGAGGGATTGAGCCAAGTAACGACGTTCCGCATTACCGATCAGGGCGACAAACTCAGGGCCGGTAAGCTCTAGGGGTGGCTGGTTAAGTTTCTTAGGCACTGGCTTCTTCTTCCATAGGTACTAGCAAGGGCTCGACGGTGAGCGTGTGCCCGCTAGGGACGCTCATACGGCGTACAACTCGGTTAGCCTCGTCGCGTACCACACATTGAACTGCAGGGGATCCCCCGGCCTTCTTATGTACTCGCATAGCACTTGGTCGGGCTACAAGACGACCCCCGGCCTTCTTACGAGTTTGGCCTGAGGTAATACGCATGACCGTAATACGGGATACGCCGTACTCGCTAGCGAGGTATTGCTCGACGTTTTTACGGGACTCGCCGGGCATGAGTGAGTCCACTAGATCGGCGTATTTATCGCGCAGGGTCGCTACCTTTTCGTCGCTTAGGTAGCCTGATTCCGAGGCCATTGGTGTGATTCTCCTCACATGTTAGGGCTTGAGCTACAGACTGTTTTCTGTAACCGTGCCCCCAACATTACACCGTATCCCGTAATTTTACAACTTATCTTGTTTTCACCCGTATAAAGGTAACCATATACTTGTACCTATCCAACCGCACCACAACTTCAATAACGCTCTGACCTGCGGGTTTATCTTTGCAGGATTTTTACCTGTGTGCTAAGCTCTACTTAATCTTCGATTAACCGGCGCTACCGCGAGGGGCGCGCAGGCTACGGTAGAGCTACACAGTAAATCCACTAGGAAAATTAAAAAACAGTCCCTCATCCTCACATATGAGAATGAGCGGGAGTGGACAAAGGCTCGCACGTTGTGGTACGGGGACAAGCCGGGGGATAAGTACCTGAGATACGTAGCTCGGACATATAGCTTGGACACTGGGGCACGGGGATAGGCCGGGGGATAAGTGAGGCCGGGGGAGCGTGGGGCATGTGCTTAACCCCTTATTGACATATATGTGCATACGTGGTTAAGTGACCACTATGACTAACCCATTTCACCCCGCGCCTTATGGTGCCGGGATTCCAGCAGACCAAGACAACCACCCGTGTGTTCTCGGTGACGTTTCCGAGAGCCACGACCGCACCGTAGGCAAGCGACTAGAGTCGTTGCGCGGTATCGCACAACAGTTGGTACTCGAGCTTGAAGAGTTGGCTTAACACCTCAGAAGGTGCGCAACGATCCCGATCTTCAACTACAGCTTGTCGCTATCCTCAAGGAGATCAAGAAGCCGGGGTCGGCGGACAACCTACCGTGACTACATGCTTGTGGAATCGCTACGGTGCCGTACTCACCTCACGCGGGTGCGCTAAATTCGCCTTTGCTCGCCGCGGCGCGCGACGTAGTACGAACTACAAGCTACTCGAGTCGATTTTCCAGACGCGTATACGCTGCTGTTCCACAAGTAACCGGCACGCGATGCCGGTTGGCAAACTCACTCTAAAGTAAGGATTTTTACCTATGGCTAACACAACACCACGACGCGTTAAAGGTGACGTGATCGCTATCTTGAGGTCGCCGAGCGAGTCGCCCGTGAGGGTCGTCCCGTGATGTGGGGTAAGTACTCTACATCGAACAACGCTTACAGCCGTCGTCCCACTCTCGGACGTCCACCACACAACAAGGACGTTAACCTTAAATTCGCCTCACGTAATCTCAGTGACGGCGCGTATATTTCCGCCTACCTCTTGCCAGAACATGAGGAGCTGCTTACCCTGTTATGACGTACGACGAGCTGCGCACCGTGCGCGACTGGCCTGTAGACGAGGTACCGGAGGCAACCTATACCAAGGCCGGGGAGCCACATACCGGAGACGATGACGGTACCGCACCTGAGACGGTAGGGGTCTAGGGAGACGTGGTTAACGCAAACAAGCGTAAAGGGGACGTTGCAGAGCGTAAGGTACGTGACTACCTCTCGACGTTGCACCCCACCTTTAAGACACGCGCGGGGTTTAATGATGATCTTGGTGACGTACTTACCGATACCCCGGCCGGTCGTCTCGTCGTCCAAGTAAAAGACGTTGCCTCGCCCGCGTGGAAGAAGTGGTACGAGCAGATAGCAGACCAGGTGAGCGTGTGCACTGAGCATACCGAGGACGTGGACGTGCTTGGTGGCGTTATCGTCCACAAGTATCGCGGTCACGCGGATCCTAGGGATTGGCACGCTGTTGCTAGGCTTGAGGATCTAATGAGCCTCATTAGCAACGCCTACAACGCGGGCGTTGAATCCACTAGGACATAGGAGAATGTTTATGTCTACCACCTCACCTGTCACGCTCTACAGCAAGCCCGGTTGCCAGCCTTGTAGGGCTGTGAAGAAGCTACTCTATCGCCTTGGCGTACCTCATGAGATCGTGGATGTGACCACCGACTCGAGCGCTCTCGAGTATGTACAGTCGCAGGGGTACGACTCGGTACCGTTGCTGAGGGTTCCTAACCCGGCGCGGGATCTACATATTAGTGGGTTCGCCGCCGACGCTATTAGGCAGGCGTGCACACCCGCGCCTGTTGGTGCCTAGCTAGTAACCTTAGTAGATGGAATGTAAGATAGTCCGCATGAACTCACGCGCTCGGACTAACTCACATTCCATCTACTTTTATGCCTAGCCAAGATGATGACGCTAAGGCTATCCACTTGCAGACTATGGCTCGAGAGCTAGGGCTATTACATGAAAGCTTATGCGCGCTCAAGCTCGCACCGAGTGGACAAGGTGGGGAACGCATGGGTTCTTCCAAGCGGGGGCCGAAGTCACCCGTCCCGTGTGAGTGGGCTTCTAACCTTGATCTTGATTGGACTCGAGAGCTACACGCGGTACTCGTTCCCGTTATCGCGCAGGTGGGTAGTGACCATGCGGTAGGTAAGGACATGCGCGCTATGTGTGCGTGGATCCAGTTTAACGCCTGGCCTATCGTGGGTAGTGAGGGATACCCTGATCTATACGACACTCTAAGCGCTGCGCACTACTCGGTGACCAAGGCCGTAGGTACGGTGACCTCGACTAAGCTTATGACCGGCGTGGAGATAGTAAGCCAACTAACACGCGCAGGACACAACCTAAGTACAACTCACCTTAGAGTATGGGCACAACGTGGACACCTCACGGTAACTAAGCAAGGTACTCGCAACCTATACAGCCTCGAGCAAGTCATGGACTATCTTGGTGTGTAGCTTGACACAAGCGTAACAGTTAGCGCTATACTACATACGATAGAGTTATATCAAGGCAAGGGCACGATCCCTTGCCTTTTCTTTATGCCTTGGGAGGTTGTGCTATGCCCTTTAAGCCAACTCGAGCCACCATGAAGCTTGTAGCGCAATATAAGCGAGAGTGTGCAGAGGCCGGGCTACCTTGTTGGTTGTGTGGGCAACCTATCGACTACGAGGCGGACGCTAGCACAGGCAACCCAAACGCGTTTAACGTAGATCACGCTATCCCTACCTCGGTGGATCCAGACCTCGAGCTTGACGTAGAGAATTTTCGCCCGTCACATGCGAGCTGCAATAAGTCGCGGGGCAATAAGCCTCCCGTGTTCGCGCTCGGTGCACCTAGCGAGGCGTGGTGATCCCTCGTTTGATAGGGTTTAATAGGTTTTACCTACGGTAGGGGGCGTTAAGATCACTGGAAATCCTATAGCTGAAATTTGAAGGGGGCGAA